CGTGGAAGAGTAGTAAGTTCTTAATATCTTTATATTTATACTAAAAGGGGAATTAAATGGGCGTAATACGAACTAATCGAACGAGTATTGTAGCCGGAGGGCTTATATCAGCAAGTTATGTTTCAGATATATATAATGTTTTAACTCATAATGCAGTTGAAGATATAGTTTTATCTGGATCATTGGGTGTTAGTGGTAGTTTAGATGTCACCGGGGCATCGACACTTACAGGTTTAGCAACTATAACTACTGCATCAATAACTAATCTTAAATTGACTAATGCAAGTTCAAGTTTAATTCCTAATGTAGATAATACTTATGATTTAGGTTCATCAACTAAACAGTGGAAAACAATTTTTGTAGATAGTGCTTCTATAGGATTAGTAAGTTCGAGCCTAATTCCTAATGCAGATAATACTTATGATTTAGGTTCATCTACGAAAGAATGGAAAGATTTATATATCGATGGTACAGCAAATATGGATATAGTATCTTCAAGTGCTCTACATGTAAGTGGAGGATCTGGTACGGCTACGAATATTGTATTTGACAATCTTCCTACAACAAAGCCAACGATAACTGGCTCATTATGGTTATCAGGGAGTGCTGGAAATAATTCTAAATACTTAGTTGTATTTACCGGTTAACAGAAAAGGAATTATGTTTAGAATATTTTATGCAGATAGTGATGCTACTATGTATGAGGCTTCGAGTCTCAAAAATTATAATACTGGTTTAGACGAAATATTAGAAGTTAGTAAACAGTTAGATACTGATGGTAGCACATTAGTTAAAAGTCGGTTTATTGTAAAATTTGATATGTCAGAGATTACTGACACTTTAACAAAATATTCTGCAGATTTAAATTCTTGCAAATTCATGTTACAATTGTTTACAACTCATGCAAAAAATTTACCAGCTGGATATACTTTAGATGCAAAATTAGTTGGACAACCATGGACTAATGGAACGGGGTTTGAAAGTGCAGGCGTTGCAACAACAGACGGCGTAGCATGGGCAACTCCGTTTGCAAGTTGGTCATATCAACAATACGGTACTAGTACAACATTATCAGGATCATCGTGGATATCTAGTAGTCAACAAATTGATAATGGAACTCCTAGTCTGTATATATCAGGATCTGGTAGCGGTGGTAGTTGGTTGTTTCAATCTGGTAGCGGTGTTTTTGATTCTTCTGTTTTTGATTCTGCATATTTTTATCAGCCAGGTTTAGATACCGACGAATCATTTTCATATAGACCTACAGATATTAATATGAATGTTACAGAAGCTGTCAAAACTTGGTTATCAGGTAGTGGTGGGGTTGATGTAGCAAATAATGGATTTTTAATTAAGTTTTCAGATGCAGACGAAGCAGATGATACTAAGACAGGCATTATTAGATTTTTCAGTAGAGAGACACATACTATATATGTTCCTAGATTAACTATGTACTGGGATAACAGCACTTTTACAACAGGATCTTTATCTGCGGTTAACTTAGACTCATATCTAACTTATAGCAAGACAAAACCAACTTATAAAGATACTGATATAACTAAAATAAGAATATTTGCCCGTGATAAATATCCACAAAAATCACCAACTAATTTATTTCCAACTGAAACAGTTAAATATTTACCTACAACTACATATTATGCAATACGGGATGCGGCTACAGATGAGTACATAATTCCATTTGATAATATTTATAATAAAGTAAGTTGCGATAGCACTAGTAATTTTATACATGTAGACATGAATAGTTTTATGCCGGAACGATATTACCGCATTGAACTAAAAATTGAAGATGGATTTACTGAAGAATGTATCGACGACGAAATTTATTTTAAAGTAGTTAGGTAATGGCAATAGATAAAAGTAAAGCATTAGACCCTGTAAATTTACAACAAACATCTAAATATATTAAAGATGGCTTAACTGTTGTTTCAAATAATACTGATATAGTTCCTCGTGACGAAAATGGAAATATTATCGTACAAGATGGATCATATATGGTTATTGAAACTAATTCATTTAATATTAACAATAACGCAATGTTAAAAGTTTTAGATACACAGTTCAATTATTTTAAATTTCCAGTACAAATCGAAGAAGAGCTTGTTGATGCTAATTTAGATATAGATTTAGATTTTGAACAAGAATTACAAGATCCAATTTATGCAAGATATCGACCTACTGATAATAATAGAATACTAGCAGCTAGTACTTTTGCTGGTATTGAAATGAATTTTGTTGAAGATGGTCAACCACAAAAATCTCCTAATTTGTATTATATATCCAAAGAAATTAAAAATGCAGGCGTTGATTTGCGTTTTCGTATAAAAATACAACATCGCTTTGATTCTACTGTAAATCAAGGTTTTGGTACTACATATTTTTCTATAATTAAAAATGGTGTTAATACGAATTTAAATAGAGAGTTTTTAGGACCATTTGCAAATAATACTGCTTTTAATCCACCTTCAAATACAGATGGATTTGGATATATACGACAATATGAAGTTCAAACTTTAAATTTAGATTTAGTTATTGAAAATTCTCAATTTGATATAGGAGATTATTTTGGTATTGGTGCATTTGCTGGACAAGAAAATAATAATGAATATCATACTATAAATAACGTGCAATCTTATTGGGTAATAACAGATGCATCGAAAAATGTAGATACATGGAATCAACCAATTGGATAAATAATGTTAACGCAATATAAAAATATAGAACAAATATTAGAAGCAAAAAAATCAATTTCGGCTGAGCGATTAGACCGTAATATTTTGCAAACTATACGTACTAGTTTTATAAATCCAGTAAGTTTTAATAATGATATAGTTAATAAGTCTACTGTTGAATTTCATATATATTCCGGAGAAACATGGCTTACAGGTCAACATAAAAATCAATCATTAGAAGAAACTCCTGTATTTTATGATTCTGTTACTAAAAAAGAAATACGTTTTGATTCACAACCGTATGTTTTAGACATAAATCAACAAGTAGAAAATCTAAAATTAAATGGTGGAACATATCGTATTGTAGTTAACTTTTTTGAAAATTTAATTGGAGGATATGAAGAGCAACATTTACGAATTGATGAAATATCTCCTGATCGAACAGAATTACGTTTACGTGCTATTGATTCAGAAAATACTGATTTTATAAATCAAATAACTAACTATATAGAAACAGTAAACCAAACAAGTAATAGAGGATTTTTTCAAAGTTATTTATTAAATTTTAGCAGAAACAAATGTGTTCAATTTGTTAATAGTGTTGTTATTGGAGAATACTTGTATGTCAAATTACAAGATACTTTACCGGATGATATTGAAAATAATTTTAAATGTTGGGTTGTTAAAGAATTAAAAGATCCATATATAGACAATATTAATATAGATCCAATTATACAGCCAGAATCCGTTAACGTTTTAAGTGGTCCAAATTGGCAAGCAAATTATTCATATAATACTTCTACTGAAACTGGATTACAAAATTGGACAGATTTATTAGGATCTTCTACTTCAACATCACAACAAATTGTAGATAGATTCTTTTCTGGAAGTTTGGATACAATGAAACTTAATATAGATTATTCAGATTTCAATAATTTTATATTTTATAGTTCAGCAACAGAGCGTTTAGATAATTTTAAATATAAATTAAGTTTAATAGAATATTATACATCACAAAGTTTAGTATTAACAGGAATTTCAGGAAGTGATTCTGCAACAAATGCACAAGATTTTACAAAATTAAAAACTGCATTAATCGGAGGATTTGATAATTTTGAACAATATTTATATTATCAATCATCATCTAATTTAACAACACATACTATTCCTGTTGTTAATGCAAATGTGCCAGCTGTTACAGGTAGTTATATACAACCTGCACCAAAATCAAATTCAACAGTTCCGTATACATCATATTCAATAACATCAAGTCAATTTGAAACTTGGTTTAACAATGCATATGAATCTGCTTCCTTATATGACACATTAAATAATAATTCATTAATTCGAACCGTACCAGAACATATTCAATTACAATCTGACAGTGTAGATTTAACAACATTTGTTAATATGTTAGGTCATCATTATGATATATTATATACGTATATTAATCATATGACTAAAATTAATAAACGTGAAGAAAATCCTAAATTAGGAATGTCTGATGAATTATTATATTCGGTAGCAAAACAATTTGGATGGAACTTAACAAATGGGAAACAAAATCAAAAACTTTGGGAATATACATTAGGTACGTCAGAAACAGGTATTCCTTTAACTGGTTCTAATTCTATAGGAGATCCGTCAGTATCTGGAGAAAAATCTACATATACAATATGGCGTAGAATTGTAAATAATTTACCATTATTATTAAAATCTAAAGGAACTAAACGAAGTGTACAAGCATTATTGTCTTGTTATGGAATACCACAATCATTAATGACTATTAATGAATATGGCGGACCTAGACTAGAACGAGCACCTGTATACGAAAAACTTAACTTTGATTATGCATTAGATTTAATTAATAACACTGCAGGTACAGTAACTGTTAATTATTCTGAATCAATTAATACTGTCGAATTAAGATTTCGAACAGCAGATGTTATTAAAACACCAACGATGCCTAGTACAATGAATTTGTTTACTATAGGTAGTAATACAGTTACATTAGATTATACAAGTGGAACAATTGGCACTGTGCAAATTAATGGTACTGGTAGTAATAATATTGAATTATTTGATGGTGGTTATTTAACTACTATGCTTCGAACGAATGGCAATCAATTAGAATCAATAACTAAAAAATCTAAATACGGTAAAATTGTTGCGGCTGCGTCTGCTTCTACAACTGCATCTTTTGATTTTGAAAGCACATTAACATTAGGAGGTACAACTGGAGGTAGTCGTTTATTAGGTCAACTTCAAGAATTAAGATTGTGGAGTTGTAGTTTAGAAGAATCTGCTTTTAATAATCATGTTAAAGCACCTGCCGCATATGATGGAAACTTAGATGCATATGATGAATTAGCATTTAGAGTTCCATTAACACAAAAAATTAATCATGCAACAACAAGTAGTTTATTAGGAGTTCAACCTAGAAATTCTGATGTTTCTGCTTCATTTGCTAGTTGGACTAACAATACTCCATATGACTCAATTGAAGAAACATATTATTATGATGGAATATCATTAGCAGCTGGAACATTTGATGACAATAAAATACGTTTAGAAAATAATGAATTAGTTGGAACATTAGATGTAAAAGCTCGAGCGGAGCGCAGTCAATTTGATAAAGCTCCTTTAGATAGTGCTAAATTAGGTGTATATTTTTCTCCACAAACAATGATAGATGAAGATATTATTGCACAATTAGGATTTCAATCATTAGATGATTATATAGGCGATCCAGGTGATTTAAATGCAAAGTCTTATCCTGATTTAATTTATGAAGCTAGTAAGTATTGGAAAAAATACAGTCAGAGTAATGATATGAATGCGTATATTAAAATTTTTACGCTGTTTGATTTATCATTCTTTAAACAATTAGATCAATTACTACCAGCTCGAGTAAATAAATTAACTGGATTATTAGTTCAACCTAATGTTTTAGAGCGTAGTAAAGATACTATATTACCACCAGTACAAAGATTTGATAATACATTTAATACAATAATTGACGAAACTCAACCTACAGCATCTGGTGATTATCTTCAATATGTTGGTGGTGTTGATACTAATATTTTAACATTAACTGCAGAAGATGACGATCAATATCAAGGATATTTAACTTCGTCTCAAGCACAAAAATATGATGGAACTACTTATTCCTATGTAAGTTTAATTAGATCTGCTAGTGTGTATATTACATCATCAACACCGTTTTGGAGAAGTGATGCTGTATTACCGACAATATTATCTTCTAGTTTATCTGAATTTAAA